TTTTGCAAGTTTTTCTTGTTCATCCATTCTCTTTATCATATCTTCTTTTTCTTTTTTCCTAGCAGCTGATTGTGCTTCTTTATTCTTGCTCTCTTCGTCTGATGTTGATCCTCCTGTACTTACTGATTGTCCAGGTACTTCCATTTTTTTGAGACCAATTTTGTTTGCTATCCAGTCTGGAAGAAGTTTATAAGCAAGGTCTACTATCCAGTTCCATATAGTAGCAAATAATGTAATAAGTCCTTTTACCATATTATTAAATCCACCTTTTAACTTCTCCATAAATGTGCCTTCGGTACCGAAAAATCCTACTAGAAAAGAGATTAAAGGAAGGTTTAACACCAAGTCAAGAAGTTTATTAAATCCTTTTGATATCCAACCCAATATGCCATCTGCTAATCCAGTTATTTCTATACCAAAAAATCCTGCTACTTTTTCAATTAGCCAAGAGATAAATCTAATTGGCATTTCTATGAATCCCATTAATGCCGCCTGAAATCCTCCCTTTATTTTATCCCATAAAGTGCCTTCGGTATCTATAAATCCTCGTATGAAGTCATATATACCGATGACTATTGTTAAAGGCCAACCAAGGACTTTGAATCCAGCCATAAACGCTCTACCTAGCTTGGCTAATATACCTGTTGCAGGCGCTAGTGTTTTAAAGAATCCTATAACTGTTTTAACTATACCAGCAACCCATTTGAATGCCTTGCCAATGTATCCAAAAACCTTACCAATTACTCCGAATATTTTAGCAAAAGGTTTAAGCAATTTCCCAAAAAAACCAAAAACCTTACGCATTACCCCAATTACTTTTGTTACTATAGTAGATTTACCAAAGAGACCTTTAATGGCTTTACCGATTCTAGCAAAGAACCTAACAAGTGTCATAAAGGTTTTACCTATAAAACTTTTACTTATCATCTTTCCCATTATTTCAAATGGAAGTATAAATTTTCTTACTGCGGCACCAAGTGCTGCTGCTAGAATGACACCTAATACTAGAAGGAATTTACCCCACCCCTTTAGTTTTTCTTTACCTTGAAGTTTATCTACAAACGATCCTTTTTTACCTCCAACAATGTAACTCCACTGATCCTTATTAACTTTTAATATTTTTTGAAGAAGTTTGTTTCTCCATTTATCTTCTGGTTTTACTTTGGCTCCAATTCCCATAATGGTGCCTTTAAAGAATTTGAACACACCTGTGAATACATTTTTTATAGATTCAAATGCCTCATATACCGGACCAAGTACTTCTTTAACATGACTGGTGATAGAACTGAAAGCGTTTCTGAGATTTTGAATTATATGTGTATTTAAATTGCTCCATATATTAGCACCCATTCTTAATGTGCTACCTAGTAAACCAGTGGCTTTCATTTGTTTAGCAAACCAAGCCTTTGTTCCTTTTGTCATAAACTTACCGAGCTGAGTCCATGTTTTTATGTTATCTGACCAGAACTTTCCATCTTTGGATTGCTGTGATTTTTTCTTTTCAACATTGTCTTTTTCTTGCTTTGCAGTTTCGGATTCCATATCTGCAATCCTTTTCGCATCAGCCGGACTCACTCCAATAGATAGTAATTTTACTATCTGTTGAACGGATTTATTAAGTTCTTGCATTCCAGTGTCTTGCTTTACCATATAGTCCTCTAATAAAAAAGGTCTCAAGTAGAGTCTTGAGACCTTTTGATCCATTAGCCATTGGCTAAGTGAACTCTCATGTACTTAATTTATCGTATGATTCTCTTTCTTCTTTAATATCTCTAAGAAGTAAACTAACAAAAAACAATCGTTCGAACTCAGCCATTTCATTTGTTTCTGATACACTAATATGAGCTCTTCTTGATAACCAGTATTGATCATCAATTATTCTATCAAGCGATGTATCAAACATTTTTGTTAGAAAAAAAAAGCTTGTTCCATTGGTATTTTAACTTTTTCCGTGTGACGACAGTGAACACAACTAAATTGTGTTTCAAATTTAATTCCAAAAAAGTTGTCGTCACCCCAATCTAATATTTTTTGATACTCGGCTGTTGGTATGTTTTCTATTAAGTACTTTTTGTCTTCTAAAGTTAATTCTGTTTCTTCACCAAAATCTGGTGTTGTTACGGATTCTATACCAAGTGCAGTTGTGAATAATTGCATCTCAGCATGCATTTGTGTTTCAGATAATCCTTTGAAAACTCGAGGATTAATTTGTTTTTGTTGTCCACGAGTTATGTGTTTTAATTTGATTTTTATTCCATCGTTTAAATCTAAATCACATACTTCGTCTTCTTTTCTTTTGATTATTGGTAAATCATCTAAATTTATTTGGAGAAGACTTTGAGATTTGCATTCCTCGCAGTCATTAGTAAATTCAATTACCTCACCCTTTGACTTTTTTCTTATTTGAATTAAGAAATAAAATCTATCTTCAAGAAACATTTTTTCTGATGACATGCCTTTTGTTATAATAGCTGAGTTAATTATTTCATCTATTGCATTTTCTTGAATGGCTGGATTTTTTTCATTTTCATATGTTAAAAGCCTTTTTAGTTGTCCGGTTGTTAGTGGTTTAAATTCTACTTCTTCACCTGTTCCTGGTAGCTCACAAGTGAAACTATATACATTAAGTATACTACGGAACTTTGCTTGATGATGTTGTTGTTCTGACATTTTTTACCTCACTTATTTATTTTATACGTTTACTGCTCCACCTGACTCATTGAATGATATTGTATGATATAGATATGAAAATGTTACATCAAATGTAATATAGTCATTTGTAGCATAGTCCATAGCAATTGTTCCAACTTCTTTTGGATACGCGTGATGCATGGTAAACTCCATAATTGTCTGGCCTTGGTAACCAACCATCTGCAGTTTTTGGTCCATCATATACTCATCTGTTGTTGAGAATACATTTGTTAAAGGATTATGAACTAAGTTTGACCAATTTTCAAATAACATTCTTACTTTTGCCTGTAAGTCTACATAGAAGGTTATTGCTAGGTCGGCGTATGTATGCTTTGTTGCATATTTATAATCAAATCCTTGCCATGCTACGGTCGCTTCTTCAAGGACAGTATTTGGAATCGTTGCTGTTTTAACTAAGTAAACAACATCCTCTGGACTCAATGAGGTTTGTACACCCCCTGGCCACTGAGGCTGAAAATAGAACAGGGAACCTTTTGCTCCGTCTCCAAACTTCGCTTTGAATTTTTCAATATTGAAACTGTCTAATGATGGCATTTTATTTGCTCCTATTTTTTACTTAGGGGGAGAGTGTTCTCCCCCTATTTTATTATTGCGGTGATGATGCTGCTATCAATTCTGTGAATGATGCCCCAGTTTTAGTAGCAATCAAGTTAAGTACTATAAATTCTGCTGCTCTTGTAGGCTTGATGTAAATATCACACCATAGTTCATTTCTATCTATTCTTTCTGGTGTATTATTTCTTTCATCACAAACTATCATGTAGTCATAGATTCCTCTTCTACCCTTAATATCTCTAAGGAAAGGATCAGTCATGTTGATAATTTGTAACCTTGTGAATGAGTCATTTGGTTCAAATAGGAAGTACTTCAATGCTGTTGATACTGATTTTCCTATAATCATAAACAATCTTCTAACATTAATTCTGTTAAAAGCAGAATTTTTATCTAGCATATCTTTTTGACCCCAGACAACTTTTCCTTGTCCAGCGAATGATACAATTGGATTCAAACCGTTTTTGTAAAGAATGTCTCTTTCACCAAGGGTTGGATTCCAAGCTAGCTTTCTAACGTTATTTAGAATACCTCTGTTGAGTCCTGCAGGTGCGAACCAAGGATCAGTTACGTCGTCTGTATTCGCAAAGATTCCTGCTGCGTATCCTGAAGATGGTACCCAACGGTATACTGCATTCCATTTATCATATACATTTAGCCATTGAGCATATAGTGCTGCATAACTTGTATTTAGATTTAAGTTAAAAGTACTATGTTGACCAAGTCTAAAATCTCTGCAATCTGTTGCTTCATTTCCTTTATTAAATACTACTAGTGATTGTGGTACATCAAGACAGGCCATTGCATCTGCTCTATTCTCACAAATAGATGCGAGCTCTGTTTGAACAGTTGTTGATTTGGCGCCATCAATAAAGATGTTAACATCCACTACTTCTGGGTCACAATATAACTCATATGCTTCTATAATATCAGCATCAGTTACTGTGTCTCCTTGATCTCTTACTCCTCCACCCATATTTGTGTAGTCGGCAGTGTAAATAGCACTCATATTTTTATTATTAAAGCCCGCTGCTTGTGATGCAGCCATTCTGATGTACCCAGAAACTAAGTTTATCCAAATCGGTGCATATGTATTTGATCCTGTATCATCAACTGCTCTTGGGTCCGTTGATACTAAATGACTTTCGACTACTTGATAAGGAACTGGATTTAGATTTAGGTCTCCTTGTTGTGCTGTTCTTACAATTACTAAGAATTGTTTTAAACCGCTAGTGTCGGTATTAAAGGATTTATCAATGTCAGCAATATCATCATAAAGCGTTGATGATATTCCTAATGATAAAGCTGTTGATCCAGCTCTAACACCGTTATAGACATTTCTGCCTACATAAGCTATTTGTACGTAGTTACCCCATTCACCTCTATCCTTTGCTATATAAGAATCTTCGGCTCCAAAGTCTGGTCTGCCTGCATCGAATACAGTGCTTTCGTTATTGAACTCATCAGAGTCTTCTGATGCAAAATCACTTAATTGATAAGCATTACCAGAGGCATACTGGGTTAATGTTCCTGCTGATGCTGTAGTTCCATACAGACCAGCAAATGTAGCACTTGGAGCTAATGCTCTTGTGCAATACAAATTAATACCATATTTCAAGAATCCTATACCAGAAAAAATA